ATTGAGGAGGTACAGTCCTCTCCTTGGTTTTTACATCAACGGTAAAATGACCAGAACAAGGGTTATGATATACTAGGTCGTAGTCATAGGTATCCTTTATTTCGCCGCCTAGAACGTGCTTGGCGACTTCTTCGCCGATGTAAGCTACTAATGCGCCTTCACCTTTTCTAATAGAGTTGTTCAGCAAAGGTAGCTTGTCAGCCCTTTCTTGCGCTCTGTCGATTAGTTGTTGTGATAGTTTAAATTTTCTCATACTCTCCCGTCTAACTTATGGTAACTAGAATTAGTATATCTGTCTCTCGGGTTTACTTTTTTCGCTGCCGAAGAAACCTTTCTACCGCTCATAATTTTTGACCAACTCTCAAAACAAAACTCATTTGAACACATATGATCAAAATTAGGTTTAGCTAGAGTCCTCTTCGCTCTACCGGGCGCAGAGTCCGAGATACATCTAAAAGTCAAGTAAGCAGGAAAGTCCTTCTTATCTTTATAGTAAATACTCTTGACCTCTTGCGTCTCATATTTATCTTCGCAATAACTCAAAACATGCTTTCTTAATGCGGAGTCAAACGGTAAATCATTATTTTCTAGAAAGAATTTTGGTTTTATTTGTGAAAAGTCTGGGATAATATTGCCCATACTAAACTTATTCTTATGAATAAAAGAATCGTAAAATGGAACTACGAATATTAAATCGTCATCGCTCCAGTATTTATGTAATGAATTGTAATCTATTCTGGGCATATAGTAAAACCCGTCAGTAGATGCGACAGAAGATATCTTTAACAGTCTTTCATATCCAGACTTATTCTTGCAAAATAAAATACATTTAGATTCTGACCTTGCGTAATCTTTATCTTTTTTAGATATATCTTCGCAAGTGTTTATCCTCAACCCAAACCTTAAATCAATATTAACTTCAGAGGCATTGTGGTACGCCTCCATGAAGCCTGTCATACTGTCATCAACCAAGTAAAGCTCTTTGAGGCCAGAGTCGGCACAAATATCAATTATTGAATCGGGGCCTACCCCGTCAGAAGAGCCTCGAGGAAATAAAGTCAGAATAGACCTACCTATGCTGTAATGTGATTTGAATAGAGGTAGAACCTTGTTCATGCGCAAATTATACTAGAATTCTGGGGGCGTGTCAAGAAAAAATATCTAAATATTCGTCGCTACCGGCGTGTCTTGGGCAGCCCTCATACTTTTCTTTAACAATCTTTTGACCTTTTGCTTTAATTTGCTCCAATTCAACCTTTTTAAAGCTAGAAGCTACTTGATTCCCCTCTTTATCCTTGAGCGAATAGTAATCATACGCATCAATGTATGGGCATCTCCATTTACCTATCTTGCATAACCAAGCGTCTTTTTTCTTGTCGGCTGCATAGTTTGAAGTTGCATCTTCTTCTGTATAATTATTTATTTTAAAATAAGCATAAGATAAATAATATTCAAAACCTTTAAGCTGCTCCTCTGTAAACTCAAGTTGCTGGACGGGGCTTTTAGGGAATCTTAAAAATAAAAATTCTGCCGTAGGCTTGAAGTCTGGCCAATACTTTTTAGCCGCCAAAGTGTAAGTCATGGCCTGCACATTAGAACGAAGTTCTTCTCCTCTAAACTTATATTTACTACTTTTATAATCTACAATTTTTATTTTTTTACCACGTTTATAAACTATAGGTTTATCGATGAATCCTCTTATTTTATATTTAGGGTTTTCTGATTCTAATAAAAACTCAAATTCTGGATTATCTACTTTGCCTCCCCATCCAAAAAAGTCATACTTTAGTCCTACCATAATCATGTCCCACACTAACTCTGTATTTTCTTCGTTAGTCATAGGTAAGTCGGAAGACTTCTCCATCTGACGTAGGTGCTTCATAACTAGCCTAACGATAGCGGGACTTCCATCTATCGTGTTTGCTTTCATGATTTTATCGTAGTGCTTCTTATGCTTCTTCTTAACAAGCATCTCAAATACTAAATGGCACACAGTGCCTCGCTGTGCGCCCTCATTTTGCTTCTGCGGCAGTTTTAGTATATAGTTGCACCAATACGACCAAGAGCACGTTTCGAGTGTTTTTAGCCTTGATGCTGATAATATTTTTTCTTTTAACTTTTCTGCCATTCTAAAATTTCTTTTTTATCCATGCATCCGAAGTCATTTTTACAAGGGAGCTTAACTTTTACAACTCCTTCATCAAAATGTTTTTGCACTAGCTTTTTGGCAATGTAAGCAGCTTTGTTTCCAGCCCTGCCGTCCTCGTCATTGTTGAAGGCTATTATAATGCTTTCTGGGTCTAATCTCAAAATACAAGTAAGTAAATGTGGGCTGATACGAAGGCCAAAGGTAACCATGGTATTTTTTATACCAGCCTCCCAAAGGGCTAACATATCTCCAATGCTTTCAACTAAGATTAATTCATTAGAGTTAGATACAATATTAAAATTGATTTGTAAAGGATAGGCCCACTTTGAGGTGGGGCCATTATGCAACCACTTTAATTTGTTTTCACCCGTAGTGTCTCTGCCGGTAACGCCTATTAATTTTTTTTGACTATTAAAGATAGGAAATACATATCTACCATAGAACCTCCCTTTTATAGCTTTACCTCCACCGAACAAATTAAGAGTTTCTTTGCTAACACCTCTGCCTCCCCAATAGGAATAGTCTTCTACAAGATTATCTAAGATTTCATTAGGCAGCTCTTTGACATGTTCAAGCTTAGATTCTTTTCTCTCGGGCTTCTTAAACTTATACTTATCTAGGATTATCTCTTTAGCTTTTTCTATATCAGAAAGGCCAAGAGTTAGTCTCACCAGTTCCTCGAAAGGGCCAGCTCTGTTTTCTTTAAAGTCGGTCCACCATCCAGTGTCTTTATATACTCTTAGCACAGAGCTGCTACTTGAATCTCTATAAAGAGGAGACATTCTGTACTCCCTGCCATGATCTTGAATTTTATAACCCAAGTCTAATAGTACATCTCTAACGTTCGCCATTTATATCTGCGTATCTCCGTGGCCAGCGATTCTTTCTTCTGCTATATCAAACCTCTGGCGAATATTATTTACTATATTATGAAGAGAGCCTCTACTCTGGACGGAGAAGTTTTCTACATTGAAGTTTAGGTAGTTCTGTACCCACTCTTCTCTATGAACTTCTGTGTCATTATGTTCTTCTATGATCGGCCTACGAACTAAATCAATATGCCCAGCAGCATCTCTACCTTGATATCTAGTCTTAATCGGTAAAAGTTTGTGTGTTCCAAACTGTTCTCCGTCCATAGCTATTTCGTCATTAGTCTTTCGGCGAAAAATACCTACGAAACTTGCGAACCACTGAAGCCTGTCTGATAAAGATATAGCAGAGCTATCGTCTACAAGATTGCGACTGTTCCTGTTATGACTTTCCCCAGCTCTATTCATCTGCATAGCAGTAATGATAGGAGCAGACAACTCTTCTGATATTCTTTTAAGCTTGTCTATCTTTTCACCTATCGCTTGATGCTCTGCCCAGTTCCTATCTACCTTCTCGCCTGTCAACTTAACGTAATCGTAAGCTATAACACAAGGATTACCTCTGCCGACATATTTCATGTGCCAACGACGAATGATCGAACAAACTTCATCAACTGTTTTATTTCTCACATGATAGTGAAAATATTGATGATTGTCATACTTGCCTTTAAAGTTTTCTTGGTAGTCTCTAACTTTCTTAAACATCTCTTCATTTTTGCGCCAGTTGCCTGTCTCAAGATACCAAAGAGGAACTTGCGTTTGTGCCGCCGCCATCCTAAACTTTATTTCTTTTGTAGACATCTCTGTATCCAGAACTAAAGCAGGAACATTGTTTTGTAGAGAGGTGTTTAGGCAGATATCATTTATAAAAGTAGTTTTACCTTGGGCTGGTCTTGAGACTATGGCATATATGTTTCCGTCTCTTAGTCCTCCGAACAATCTGTTAAACTCAGGGTATGGAGTTAGTAGTCCGGAATCATCTATCGGATTTTTGCCAGATTCTTCTACTTCATCCAAAAAACTATCTAAAATATTTTCTGGATTATCATCAAGCTCGTAAGAGAGAATCTTTTGAGAATATAAAGAATCTGCTTTTGAAATAATATCATCTACGCTGTCTTCGCCAGTATTATTTATATAATCTTCTATTGAGCCAGTAGTGTCTATTATTTCTCTTCTAATCCTAAAAGATATTAACTCTTTACAATAATCAATAATAGCTTTTGAATTAGGCGCGCTAGATATTATTGCTTCTAGATAGTCATGTATATTAACAGAGTCTTTTGCTGTAATACCAAGTTTCATCATCTTGGTAGAGACTAGAACTTTGTCTATCTTTTCATTGGCGATGTAAGAGTTTCTAATTACAGAGTAGATTGATTGATGAACTTCATTGTAAAAATCTGCGACAGACAGATAAGAATCTACCTCTGCCAAAACCTCTGGTGTCTTGAGAAGCCCGCCTAAAACATACTTCTCAAGCTTAATGCTATATAGTGACATCTACTATTTGTATTTTCTATCTACCTCGAAGAAGTAGTCAAACAGGTTTTCTGGAGCTTGTAAGCCACCTATCGCAGTATAAACTGCCAAACCCTGCTTTGCACCGGTGTAGATTCCACGATGAACTGTGGAACCTCCGCCCATCATGCGACTAAGCTGCTCAAACCCATGTTCTAAACTAGACTGGGGTATGTTGTCAAGAGAGTTTTTGTCTCCGATGATGACGCAAGCAGCTACGTTACCAGTAGAAGCATCAACGCCAGCTAAGATATTCTTTCTTAGATTATCTCTGACTGCATAAGATATTCCTGTCTCACTGGTGTCCTTGATCGGTGTTGCGCCAAACATGATAATACCAGAAGAGAATATAGTGTCTAAATCTGCCTTGTCAAAAGTAGTATATGCAGATTCTTTGGCAGATATTTTATTGAACAAGTGGAAGATAGAGCAGATACTATTGTTTGCCGTACTCCAGAACTGATTTACAGACAGCTTAGGATATAACTGTTTAATCTTCTCATTGTCAAGTATTACCAAAGGTGAAAGCACGCCAGTTTTCTGGGCATCAATTACTTTCGTAATTGTTTTCTTTGAGTTATCTTGAACCTTAATACCTTCTGCTCTGGTAGGTAAAGCTAGAATGCATCCTACTTTAGCATCAGTGTCCTTAGTTTCCTTGCCTAAAGACTGATTGAGGTCGTGGCAAATATCAATAACTCTAGCTACGCCACCGGCTCCGGTGCCGCCACCTGCGCCAGCACAAACTAAAACTCTTTCATAGCTTGTGCCAAAAGTCCTTTTAAGGAAGTCTAAAATATCTTCATAACGAGTGCGGAAGACTTCATCTGCTGCATCTGGATTCTTGCCAGCACCTCCATCGCCAATCAAAAGTTTGTTCTGCTCTGGTATATTTATTAAAGAAAGGTCTTGTTTGGCCGTGTTAATGACCCCGACCCTGCGGTAACCCAAGTTCCAGAAAGACTCTGCTAACCTTGAGCCACCTTGGCCAACGCCAACAACAGCAAAATTAAAAGCAGCATCTTCAAAAGTATCTTTGATGCTATCCTCGATAGGTTCATCATCTGGCAAAGGTATATCTGGTAAATCAATACCTAAATCATCCACACCCAAAGCTTCTACTGGAGCGGGGGCTTCTGGTTCTGCTGGCGCGGAGTCTGGAGCTTCTCCTGCTGTCAATGAAGCAGGAGGCTCTAATCCCGGTAAAGGAGTTTCTTTTTTGTCGGGATAATAATTTGAAATGTCTGTATCACTCATCTTCGTAACCTTCTTCTTCCTCTGAGTTATTTTGTATTCTGGTAGTTATATTATCGAGAAAGCTCTCTCTAGAGATCTCTTCCATAGCTTCTGACCAGTTTTTAACGAAATACTGCAACGACATTGCATTTAAATCATCGGATATCTGTGCGTGTACTTGTGGCTTCGCATTTTCATCAAAACTAAATAACACATAACCACCATAAGACATTTCGCTAATGTTATCCAGAAGATCCTGCGGGATACTGCCGTATTGAACTTCTTTACTCATCATAATATATTACACCTAGTATTAAATTTCAACTCCAAAAGTATCAAAAATATAAGATCTACTAAGATTCTTTATATCTTTTGTTTCTATTTCCAGAACGTTAAATTCGTTCATCTCCAACCAGCTTATTTTTTTCATATCTCTTTTTATGGAAGCCAGATACTTGTCTCTAGATCCTCCATGGAAAAATTTGTTGTATTGATTGTGTTGATCACCTTGAACTTCTACTGCTATCTTGCGAGTAAAATTTATCAGATCGACTTTCATTCTTGTGCCAAAAACAGGGAACTCTTCGTAACAAATGTGATTCTCCCAATAGTCTTTGAAGAAACTCTTCACCTCGAACTG